ACTTGGAGGCAGATTAATGGACCCCACAGAACAAAAATTTTTGGAAGGTCTTGAAGCATACGAGCCAACGCCAGAAGAGCTGGAGCAAATGAGATTAGATCTTGAATCGCAGGATTATTATGACTCTGCCCTCACTCCAGCCCAAAGAAATTCTTTACACAAATGAGAAAAGTAGAAATCTATTACTCCGATTCATGGAAAAAAGGAGCCAATCTTTTATTAGATGAAAACGAATATATCCCTTTTAATCCTGGGTATTACTGGGAGTTACACGTGCCAAAATGGGAGTTTGAAGAGATTCAAGGCAGAATGAATGCATATTTTCCCACTTACAGACACTACTCAAATAATGGTTATAGAAGATTTGTAAACGATTACCAGGCAAGTATTAGAAAAGTTAATGGCCCTTTTAAAACAGAAAAACAAGCTATGAATGATATTTTTTACAAATTCGACACTATTTGTATAGAGAGACCATATATTACATAGTGTAAATGTAGTACATATATACTACATTTTTACACTTTATCCGCAACATTTTTTACTTTTTTAGAGTTGAAATTTGCTCGACTTTGGTGAACTTTTTGGTCATTTTTTATTCTGGCAAACTCAAGTTCGACAAATATTGACTGAAACGTTCCAGATAATTCTGTTGATGTTGTTTTAGCTGTATATCATTCAAAAATTTAACGTCAGGTTCACCCGATCTTCTAGCACAGACAACTACAGCTCCTTTGGGTTGAATGTCAGTGAGGCGGGTTAATCCTAGTGAATACGCTCCAAGTTGATCTTTATAGCTTTCATACATTTCTTCTGTTCTTTTATTCTGGCTAGTTTTCCAATCAACTATGAATGGCCCCTCACCCTGGATGTCCACCATGCAATCGCACGTTCCAGCAAATCCATGAATGGGATTTTTACCGTTATGAATGGCGTTTGGTGTGTAATGAATGGAAAATTCTACGGCATGAATGGCAGTAACGTTTGCTTCTATAAAAGTCCGTAGACCTCTGGCGTACCCACTAGCGGAAAAGTTGACTTTAGGGGCATTTTTAATTGCTTTTTGCATTGCCCATGCCGTGATTTTTGAAGGGGCACGTTCCAGGCAATCGCCTCCAGTGGTCCAAACTCCTCGCTTATTCGCTGTTTGTCTTGCCAACTTTGCCGTGGTTTTAAGGATATATTCGGCGTGACCATGTGCGTACGTTCCTCTTTGGGCGGCAAGATCACGTTCAGCAGGGCTGTTAGGGCGTGATAGCCAACGTTCCAGGGCATCTTTTTGTTCTTTGGGAGCTGTTTGATTAAGGATATGAGTAACTGAGCTATATATCTTGCCTTCTTTATCTCTATATACACGGTGCGGATATATTGTGTTGGAGTCATCACGCTCCAGTTGCCATTTCCTTAGTCCTGCCAATGCGTTTTGAGTGTCCAAGGTGACATTAGTAGGCATTAAGATACACGTTCCCATAATTAGTTTACCATAAAATAGCTAAAAAGAAAGGGGCCGATGAATGGCCCCTAAGTGACTAAGCAGTTGGTGGTTTGAATGGGTCCGTTCCATCAATAAGACGGTATATATCGAAGCCATCCGCTTTAACCTGCTCCCATGCCTCTTCCTTTTCTTTTTTAGCGTTCTTTCTTTGAGGAACACAGATAAGAGAGTATTTGGTGTCTTTTTTAACGCCTGTCCTACTAAGAGAGAAGTCAAAAGCAAGAAGATCATCTCTATAATCTTCCATCTGAGCAATCTGATCTAACTGTGTAATCAGAGTCTTTTGACTGAACTGGAGGACTTGAACTCTTCCAGCATCGTAGTTATATATCGCAATTGCAATAGCTAACTTTGCAGGATCTGGAGCAGTACCATCAAAGTTCAATCTTCTGGTAGCTTCAGTGCCCATTGCTTCAGATATATCTTCTGGAGTTGGATCTCCTTCAAATCTGTATGGGCGAGATTTTGTGGGGTCTTCAGTTAGAGATCCCCAAACCTCGAAGAAATCAATGGGATTTTCTTGTAATAAACAGAAACGTACTGAGTCACCATCCTCCAATTTGGATGGATTCAGATAATTGTCTGTAGAGTTAGAAGACTTACTGCCTTCCTCTCTGGCTCTGTCGGATAAAAATGACATAAAGAGTGCTAAGTGGGCTATGCCCTGAGTGCTCTGTAAATGTAGCATAATGACAGAGCCTTGTCTATAAGGTATAATGAAAAAACCCCTAGGGCTGGAGAGGCCGAAGGGGTTAAAAATTAAGTTTCTACAAGGGAATTGTATCACATGAGCAAGCTAAAAGCACTGTTAAGTTTCATTGAAAATTGTCCGTCTGAATGGTCTACGTGCCCGATATATAAAGAGGGAACCACACTCCCTAATGGTGATGCAGCTACAGGGAAGGTTCCTCACTTCGAGGCTAGTAAAGCAGGTGCAAAGTGGTCTCCTTCTAGATCAGCTCTATGTATTGAACAAAATCCAGATACGTTCCAGGCATTTGGTGTCTTTACTGGTGTTAAGAGTGCAGGATTGTGCATATTTGATGTTGATTACAACCTCGGAGCGATTCAAAAGAAGTGGGGTAAAGATTTAACTGGACCTAAAGTTACATCTAACAAGAAAAACGCTGCTAAATATCTCTTCATTGTCCCTGAAGAGGATCGTTTACATGTAAGGGATATATCGCATACGGCTGCGGATAAAGAGGGTTATGAGGTCTTGTGGGGAAGGCAAGGTGTTTTATTTGGTGCTTATGGTGGTCACGCTCCAACTAAAACTCCTCCTGGGGAATACAAATTTGAGGGAGATATAAGCGATATACCTGTTGCTCCAACTTGGTTACTTGAAAGGATGAGGGAGCAATACAGAAAAGACAATGAGGATAGACCTAAGAAAAGACTGAAAGATACAAGGTGGTCTGCAAGAACTAAGGAAGAGAAAATTGTTATTGCTGAAAACTGCTTGAGTGTTATTCCTCCAAAGGGTGCTTACTCAGAGGATTATTGGTGGCAAGTCGGAGCAATGATTAACTCTGAACTTCCTGGTAAAGAAGGTTTAAAAGTATGGGAGGAATGGTCTAAAAGAGATCCTGAGTATTCATGGGATTGGTCAGCAGAAGGTTTACGCACCAAAGGGAATCCCTGCGAAAAGAAATGGAATAGGAACTGGAAGCACACTGGAAACATAAGAGGGTTTGGAAGTCTTATTGCTGAAGCGGATGAGATTGACCCAACGAGGTCACGATTTCAAAGGGACGATATTGCATCGTTGGTGGATGAGATCGAGAAACAACCTCAGAAAGTAAAGTTTGAATATTTGAATGGTGAGGAATTAATTGCTAGAGGTTTGGATCTTGAGGAAGAGATAGAAGATCCAGCTCTACTAGATCAAGCGAAAACAGTTCTGGCTATGGAAGCTGGACGTGCCAGGGAAGGGGCGGTTGCGATTGATAGGTTGATTGATGCTCACCTTTCCTATAAGAGGAACGCAGGTGGTAAGCCTAAAGATGTTGGGGATTTAGATGACACTGCTTTTGAGTATTTAATTCCTGGCTTGTTACCTAAACCCTGGCTGCTCTTGATTCATGCAGACGGTGGTACTGGTAAATCTGCTATGTGCCAAACACTTTGTAAGCACATCAGCCAAGGAAGAAACTTTAATGTTCATGGGGGTTTAGTTGATATAGAAAGAGGAAAATGTCTTTGGTTGAATGGAGATCAAAGCGAAAGGATTACAAGAAGGCAGTTCAATTTGATTGGTGTTGATAGGGGTGTTGATGTTATTGGTGAATGGGATATGGCTTGGTATAGGAAATTCTGCAAGATCCAAGGAGGTGGTACAGGTAAAAAAGGTAGATATGACTTGGTTGTTATAGACAGTCTTGATGGCTGTAACGATTCAAACCCCTACGAAGAAAATAGAAGAGAGTATGCACTTCCTCTAAAGAGGTTGGCTAGAAGGAATGGTCAGGATTTTGGTGCTTGTTCAATTATTGTGATCCATCACAACAATAGGAACGGTGGTTTTAGGGGAACATCTGCTATTAAGGCTGCTGTAGATGAAACGTGGAATATGCAGAAAGTGAGTAACAAGGAATTAGCTGAGATGGCAGCTCCTTTCAATAGCAGGATTGTGACCGTAGAGAAATCTAGGGATGACAGGGAGGGACAGAAAATGTTGTTTAGTTTGCTCCCTGATTACACGTACACCATTGGTCCCGTTCCAGATGGAAAGAATACGGTTAAAGACAGCACACCTAATCAGCACATGTTGGACATACTCAAATTGATGAGAGAGGAAAAGGTTCCTTGGTCTGCTGATTTATTAACTGAACATGATCAGGTGGGTGGTTTACATAAGAAACGTGCCATTCGATATAGCCTTTCTAAGTTGCTTGCGCAGAAGTTGATTGCTAAATGCGATCCACCAGAAAGTGCATCTTTTAAGGGTCGTCCTCCAGCTTTCTATATTGCTCTTGGTACGATCCTAAAAACCTTCCGAAAAGAGCCAGTTTCCTTAACGCCCGATAATAAGTGTGTATTAACTCAAACCCCTTCTACTGGAACGGATCTTATTGACAAAGAGGAATTGTCAAAAGGTAGTTTTGTCAAAAGTCCTGGTGCGGATTCTTCAGAAGCAAATACTTTTGACAAAAGTAGTTCTGACAAAACACCGTTTGTCAATAAGAACGCTTCCCCTGGAACGGAAGATAGTTTTGACGCTCCCAAACACAGACATAGGGATTTTGCAAAAGACTTCCTAGAAGCTGATTAAAAGATACACATTTATTTCTATCTCTTAACAAAACCCTTTTCAATTAACCATGTAGCACAACGTCCTGATACAATAAAAGAGTAATTTACAGGGGCGGTAATCATTCCGTTAAACCCAATGAAACTAAAAAGGACTCGAAAAGAACGTTCTTGCCATGAGTGCAAGAAAAAGATTTTCAAAGGTGATAGTTATGGGCAAAGGTCTATTACTTTAGGATCAAAGAAAGATGGAATGACAGACTCGTTTGATAGAGACAAAGGAGCCTTTGTAATACATCAAATGAGAGTAAACGTTTCTGTATGTCAGGAGTGTGCAGCATGAACGATTTTACTACAGACGAAACAGACATTCTTTATAACTTAGTTCGTGATGAACACGATAAAGTTATGTGCGGAGATTGGGATGCAGTTAAGGATGAAATATCTAGACTGCATTTACTTATGCACAAAATACTTGTCCTTCAGGGAGAGACTAAATGATAGAGATTACTGAACAGGAGTTCTTCATTAAAAAGAAGAAACTTGACTTAAGTACAGCTCGTATTTCTGCTGTCCAGGTTATAGATAACACTGTCTATATATCTTACGAAGAGGAAGATATTAAACAGGAAACTATTACCAGGATTACTGTCTCTACTTCTCTTGACCAGTTCGCTTTTATAACAAGTGAAGTTGGTACTAGACCACGCTCCAGTAAAGAGTTAGCCGCTATCAAAGCGAAGCAAGCTGCTCTTGAAAAGGAAGAGAAAGTAGAGGAAAAGAAAGTAGAAAAGAAACCTGCTCCTCTTGCTTTAGTTCAAGTCATTAGAGATGCAGTTCTTGAAGATTCTGAACCTAAATTAACTGTTCTACCTCCTGTAGAACAGAAACCTCTTAACTGGAAAGATACCAGCATTGAGAGAGAATCTAGGAAGGCTAATCGTGCCATCACGGATAAAGAAGTTGTGGATAGAGTGCTTACTTATATATTTAAGTGGCATAAAAACAACGACTATAGAAAGAGTCACGAACAGAAGCACAATTTAGGTTATTTACTTAAACGTGTTATTCCTCAGATGTTCCACTTACCGTTTGAAAATTGTAAAAGATACTACTTAGGATATAGCTTTCCTGAAGTATCTAGAAAGTACGAATTTCAGTGGAAAAAGTTAGTTAAAAATCTAACTAATAACGGTTATAAAGACAAAATCCCCAAGTACCTCAGAGATCACTACGGACATTAATTATGGACCTCAAAACTCGTTTGAACAAGCAAACTGCATTACTAGATGCACATACAGAGCTGTTCGATAAGCAGAAGCGTTATCGCCAAGAGTATAACGAAGCTATGCAAGTAAAAGACTATGACCTGGCCCGTGAAAAGTGGGCTTATTACGAAGGTTATAGCAAGGCAGTTTCAGATCTACTGGACCACCTTCTTAGAACAAACGACCCTAGACAGTTGGAGCTTAAGTTAGATGATTAACTACAAAGTGTACTACGGTATTGAGCATCTAAATGTGCTTCAAACATCCGTATCCATAGCGTTTGATACAGAAACGCTCCAGCTACAGCCTGAACAGGGGAAGCTGCGTTTAATCCAGCTTGCTTGTAAGAGCAGAGCTAGTGTGGTTGTCCTCGACTGCTTTGAGCTAACGCAGGATGACTTTGAACAGGTAAGGAGGTTCTTCAATACACCTCGAATGTGGATAGCCCACAATGCTGTATTTGATATTGCTTGGCTTCAGGAATATGGGATACATCCCAACACTCTGGATACAGGTATTAAATGCACGATGCTGGCTAATCGTTTACTTACCAATGGCATACCAGGGTTAAAGCATGGTTTAGCTGCTGTTTGCAAAAAGCATTTAGATATAGAACTATCTAAAGAGCAGCAAACTTCTGATTGGAGCGCACCTTATTTAAGTGAGGAGCAGAAAGCCTACGCTGCCAAAGATGTGGAGGTTTTACCTGATCTATATGAGGTCATGGAAAGGAAGCTTCAGTATGGGCAGTTGAGAAAAGCTGAGATCCTAGAATCTAGAGCTATACCAGCTTTGGCTCAAATGTGGAGAACAGGTTTACCCTGGAACGCTGAAGCACTAGAGCAGTGCCGTAAGGACTACGAATTTGATGCAGAGAATATGGGTAAAGAGTTTTTGGAAGATCTAAATAAGGCTTTGCCTGATGAGCTGAAACTTCCTAGAGAAGGTGATGCTCATGTAAAGATCAATCAGATAAAAGATAAGTTGTGCGAACCAGGGCACGATCCAGAAACTAGAGCACGTTGGTATGAGGAAATAGAGGAGTTAGAGATGGAAGCGTTTAATTTACGTGCGAAAGACGAAGGTTCGATACGTCTTGGTACTAAAAAGTACAGGGGATTTAACCTTAATAGCCCTAAACAACTGCTGGAAAAATTCACTGCTGTTTTAGGTGAAGAGCCTAGAGATGCAAAGGGTAAACCTAGTGCGTCAAGACAAGCTTTGAGATCTTATACAGCAGACCATGAGGTAGTGCATAAATATTTACTGTGGAAGAAGACAGAAAAGAGAAGGCAGATGGTCACTTCCATTAAGGAGAAAATGGCTAGTGATGGTTTTGTTCGAGCTTCATATATGCAGCTCGGAGCAGATACAGGTCGGATGAGTTGTATTAAACCCAATAATCAGCAGATTCCTAGAGATGCTTCTTTTAGGCAATGTGTTCAAGCCCCTGATGGTTGGTCCTTAGTAGATGCTGATTACGGACAGATGGAACTTCGTTTAGCTGCTGCTTTGGCCCAGGATAAAAATATGGCTTCTGTGTTCAAAGAGGGCGGAGACTTACATGAGTTCACCGCTAGTGCAATGGGCTGTGATAGGCAGATCGCAAAATCAGCAAACTTTGGTTTGTTGTATGGGGCGGGTGCAGAAGGTCTGAGAAATTACGCAGGTGCAAGTGGAGTAACAATGACTATGCCTGAAGCAATAAGGATCAGAGAGGATTGGTTGCAAACGTACCAGGGAATAAGGAAGTGGCAGGAGGACAATGCTGCTGAAGCTGCTAAAACTCAGAGGACTCTTAACAAAGCCACTGATGCTGGTGGAACGGATGCTATTCCTTTTATTCGCATACCTTTATCTAAAATGAAGCGTTTATTACCAGGGGATTTGAATAAAGTTACTGTTAGATGCAACACACCTATACAAGGTGCAGGGGCAGCCATATTGAAGATGGCATTAGGTGAACTATGGAAAGAGGTTTATAAGGCAGGAGAAAAGGAAGTCAAGATTGCGGCTGCTGTGCATGATGAATTACTCCTATTAGTTAAGGAGGGATTTGAAGATAAATGGTCTGAGAAACTCAGCAGCATTATGGAACAGGCAGAAGGAATATGGCTTGATTACTTAACACCAAACGAAGGAGACATACCTCCATTGGCAGAAACATCTGTTGGTAAAAAATGGAGTGAGGTGCACTAATCGAATGTATAGTTAGTCTAGTACAGAGTTAAAATACATTTAACGCCTTGGCTATAGAAAAATCCCCTAGACAAATCATAGTAGAACGGCTAAATGGAGAGATCTGTTTAGCCACTACTGGTGATTTGCAGAGAGCAGTACAGTTCTTAGAGGGAGCTAGGGAAATAAGGCGAGGTAAAACGGGACACCGTAAAGCTTCTAGGCAAGCGATGAAAGAATCAGCACGAAGAAAAGTCGATAGACCGATTTCGTGGTAGAGTAGTACAAATACCACAGTTTTTAATGGCCTTAAAACACGGTAATAAAACTTACATGCAGATTCTTCTTGACCCGAATAGGGCAAAGTTGGCACAAGAACAAGCGGAACAAGAAGGTATAAGAGTTACTGCCTGGATACGAAATGCTGTTTATTCCCAGTTAAAAAGAGAACTCACCAGATCTAAATACAACGAAGCTGAAGCAGCAGATGAGGCTATATGGAAGAAGTCTATCCATAAGCGTGTTCAAGGCAGACCATCGAAGGAGGATTAATGACGTATTTCAGTTCTGTTACATCGGAGAACGCTCCACCAGTAGCGAAGCTTCATCAATTCTGGGTTTGTGAACAAGGAAGACAAGGTAGAAATATGAATTATTGGGGGTATTCAAAAGAAGAGGCACTCAATAAAGCTAAACTTAATAACCCTAACGCTTCAATACTCTGGAAAAAAGAACTATGACAACTGCCTCAGTAACTCCCAAATATAAGATCAATGATCAAGTCAATAAGAAGAGAAACACAGGAGTATTTCTAAAGACGGAATCCAATAGAGGAACCATCATCAAGGTTATAGAGAAGTACAACAAAAGAGATCGAATTTGTTACTACTACGAGGTTAAATGGCCCGATGGTAGAAGGTCAGAACACGCACAACACATATTAGTTCCAGCACCATAAATGATTAACAAAATTCAAGCTGCGTGTCCTAAGTGCGCTGAAGCTAGGACTAGAGTTGTATGCACTAAACGCTCCAGTGATGGGGTAACTATCAGGCGCAGACGGTGTATTAAATGTGATCATCGCTGGTACTCAGTTCAGTACCCAGAAGTCGCCGTTAAAGACAACGAGGTTAAGTGGGTCAAAACAGGCTCCACAGCGAAATTCGTACCATCTAACTAAACAAATGGATTTTAAAAGGAACAAAGGAACCAAAAAACAAGAAAAAACTTATGGGCCTATGGGCCTAAGTGAGGTAAGGCTTCGAGCTTTGATTAATGAAGATGAAGAAGCCTACAAGTTCGTTAGAGAAGTATGTGGCCCATTAGTATGTTTTTATGAGTTCCTTAAGAGCAAGGGTTATACAGACGATGAGTGTTATTTAACTGCAAAAAGACTTTGTATGATTAATCTTGGTCGATATATGGAAGAAGATACAGATTACGAAGAATACATAGTTGAGACACACTACGACTAAAGATCAAGAACTTTCCTTAACCAATTTTTAAATGTAGGTTGCCTTACAGGGTTTTCTAAACAAGCAATCCTAGCTTTGCATCTAGCAATTTCGGTTAGACAGTTAGCAATAAATTGTGCTTGATGAAAGTGGTTTCTTTCTACTGCTTCGCAATGTCTTGTGAGCTGTTCTTTAGATGCTCCCTCTGTTAACCACCGTATCTTTTTCTCTAACTCTAATTCTTGTTCAACTGTAGGAGGTTCCATTAGTTGATCTAACAGAATGAATTGCTCATCCAAGTTCTCCATCTAGTTCTTTCCGTTTAGCTGCTAACCCAGTGTATAAGCCATGCATAGGATTGTCAGGTAGGTGACGACCATCAAGAACGTACAGACGTTCCATGTCCATCATTCTTTGCTTGTCTTCTTCTAGCCACTTTGGATCGTAATTTGTCATTGCAATGTAGTAGTTGAACTAGGATATAACCTTGACTGAAGGAAATTTACAGCCTCGTCATCAAGTGTATTTGTAGTCTGTTTTGCTGCTGATTTCAATAGATCAAGTAACAGTTTTTTACCTGCTTCACTACGCAAAAAAGCATAAAGAAGAGGAAGAAAAGGCTTTAATAGTTTTCTCATAAATAGACTCACTCTTCACAATCCTATATAAAACCGCTAGATTTGGCTTGGATCCCCATCCAGCAAAGCCTCCTTCTCTTCATAAGGGGGCTTTGTGTTTTAAGCCGATACTTAACCTAACAGGATTATGGAGCAAAAAACGATTGTATGTTTTTGTTCACATTGCCTTGAAATAAGACGACAGCAAACAAGATTAAGAGAGTTGAATAAGAGCAAAAAAGCCGCTAAATTATCTGTGTAATTTACTCATCATGCAAGTAAATTATTAACTTGTTGCAGGGATTAGATACCTACTGCAATGTGGGCAGAACCCCTTAGCTCTTAGAGGACGCTAGGGGGTTTTGTTTTCCCAGTGTTCAATTAGTTTTCGTAATTCCTTAATCCTGGCCTTAGCCCTAGCTATCTGTTCCTCCATCCGTTTGGATCCCTCTTAGATACTTCTAATCTAGCAATGTCCTTCTCTACAGCATTTAAACGATGGAATATTTCACGAAAGTTACCTTGATTTCGATTGGAACGGTTCGCTAAGACCATTAACGCTCCAGAGATAGCTGCCCCAATCAAGGCTGCGAGTAGTTCTTGAGGCATTTTTATCCTTTTGGAGTAATCTTAGACTATTGTTTCTAGTTTTCTATGGCTGAAAAATCAAGCTCCCAAGCAAAAGCTATTGCTGTAGAGGAAGATGACAAGCCTGATTACCAAGAAAAGATTACGTTCCTTGTCTCTACAGTTGCACAAGGATTTATTTTGACTTGGTGCTTACTCGTCTTGTCTCTTGGATACATAAAATTGCCTTCAAGACTCTTTGGAGTGGACATTCCAGACCAGCCCCGTGTGGATAGCACTTTTGCAGCAGGTCTTTTGGGAAATATTTTAGGAGGACTCGGAATCAGTGTTAATGCTGCTGCTGGAGCAAAGAAGAAAAAGAAAGAAGATGAAACGAATGGAAATGGAAAAACTGTAGGAAACGGTAGCGGTTATCAAACAATCATTATCAAACAACCTATAGAATTAATTACTAAAACCCCTACTGCTACAAAGGTCGATCCCATCACAGGGAAAGAAGTCGATCCAATAACAGGAAAACTCACATGAAAAAGTTTTTAATCTTGCTTTTACTAGCAAGTCCAGTGCAAGCAGACATGCGGCACTCAATTACGACCTCAGCAAAAGTCCAGTTAGATCAGGCTTATTCTTCGGTTTCGAGAATCGGGACGACTTACAGCGTTACAGGCAATAATGTGACTCCTAGTACTACCGTTTCAGGCACTACGACCTCTGGTGCTATCGGAGGGTTGACGGCTGATAGTGTCACGGCAGGAGTCCCTGCGATTGTGGACACGGATTTTGCTATCACGACTGCTGGCTCTGCCTATTCAATGACAGAAAGCCTGACAATGGGAGATGCAGTTCAGAGTGCAACTACTGTTACAGGTGGCGTTGTTCCTGCATTACCTTCTCTTGGTTCAACAGTTACAGGAAGTGGTGGTGTTTCTGGAGGAACCATAACGAGTCTCAGTTCAGGTGTTCATACTTGCGCTGGCACGATGGGAGCTGGATCTAGTTGCACGGCACAAACCATAGTTGAATCGGTTGTGGACTGATGCACGTTCCAATCCTTATTTGCTCAATCTTTGTCGTGGTTCTCCTGATCTTCAATCTGATCATGTGGAAACACTATTACGATATTAACAAGTGAAACGCTATCTCCCACTGTTGCTATTGTTAAATACCACTGAGATCCTAGCTGTGCCAGTGGTTCCCAACTTTTCTAGCGGAAGTATGACCGCAGTAACCCGCACCACACAAAATATTACAGAGTCAATAGTTTCGACAGATTATAACACTGGTCATTCTCTAAGTATCACTGGTACGAATATAGATATTGATGGATCAACAATGTTACCTAACCCCACAAACATCACCCAAACTGTTAATGGAAGTACCTACACATGGACTGGAGCCGATCTAACCACAATGCCCAATGTAACAATCAAAAATGCAGGGGCAGCATTTCAAATGAATCAATCTTATCAAGGCCCAGGTCTTGCCAATATTACAAACATAACAAGACAAACTCAGGTAGAAAGCGTTACAGAAACTACCTCTACATTCTCTCAATAATATTTGCACTTAACCCTTTAAAAGTATTAGCAAATACCTCTCAAACCGCAGCTCCTGTAGCCAATTCCAGTGGTTCAGTGACCAATATGGCTATACAATCTTTGCAAGGTAATATGATACAAAATCAGTACGGTAATGGAATAGTTTGTCAGGGGCCAATGCTTACGGCTTCTCCCTTCCTAACAGACAGCTTCCAGCAACAGCTTCCCCATGAATATTGGTACTCCTCGCCAGTGTATGACGATGATGGAACTATTCTTTATTACCAAGATGTTCGTACTGGTCAGAAGGATTCTGCAAGTTTAAATTGGGGATTTAGTATTACTTTTTCAATGCCATTAGATAACTCTTTACAGAGGAGATGTAAGAGAGCTGCTGATGCCCAGATAGCGATCCAAGAGCAAGTCCTTGCTGATAAACAATTATCCTGGCACGTTGCTCGTCTTAAGGAGTGCGGTCAGCTAAAACTTTCTGGAATCGAATTTGCTAAAGGTTCAGTTTTTTATTCCTTATGTGAAGATGTCCGTGTTCTACCGAAAATGGGACAAGTGCTTCCTCATAGACATAACATTCCTCCTATTTCTTCTTCTTCAGAGGAGGTAAACCCCGTTTCTCCCGATAAGTAATAGTTCTTCTTTCGGACAAGTTTGGACGCTCCACTTTCTTACCTAATATCTTTTTGATCTTCTTAATAACCTGCTGGAGTATTGGTTTCACGGCCTTCAATAAAATTGGCGAGCTTAATGCCACGCTAGTGGCTACGAGGGTTATCGAACCAGTTTTTACAATTTGTGGAACGGTGGGGATAGCATCAATTATCTGTTGTTGAACATTTAATTTTTTATATCTAGTTACACAACGGTTTCCGATCAATTCATACTTAATAATCTGTTTAGTACCCTCTTCTACTTTTGTCCCAACTTCAGGCGCACCATCGGGAGGACAAGCTTCTAACGCTGCTTTTGGTACTTCTGGTGCTGGAAGCGTTTCTGGCTCTTCGTATCGTTGAGTCTCTTCTCTTTCTGTATAAATAAGTTCGTTAGGCGTAAACTCCATTGCGTTATAGGAGGGATATTGTGCATCGCAGATGAATACATTTCCATCGGGATCATTACTTACTAAATTATCGTTCTCTTTTGAACTTTTTCTACTCTCTACGCAGCCAGGTATATCAATCACAGGCATCCCAACATTCAATACCACAGGGACATTAGGGATATTGATTGATGGAGCGTTAATAATGTAAGTGTGTACGGGTTCTATCTTTATTCGTTCATTTTGTATCAGTATTCTATCAACACCTATCCGTAAAATCTTTGTCAAAATCTAGGCAGTGACATACCAGCACTTCCAGCAGCTTTAGGCTTTGCAGTAGGAAGAACAGGGCCAGAAAGTCCAGGCATCTTTAACGATCCAGTGACCTGTTCGATCATCTGCTTCTTTAACTTCTCTTGATTCTCTTCATTAGTAATCCAGAGATAGCCAAAAATACCGCCCCCTGTTAAAGAGATCACCAACAGGAAAGACAGTACACTGATAATGTTCAGAATTTTTTGCATGGTAAAAGAAGCTATTTTAAAAGCTATTACTCATACAACTCTAATCCTTTTTATGGGTTTAGTCGCTTTACTGCCGTTGCATTTGTTACTTCAGCAGCAAGTTCAACTAAATACCATTAAGACCAAGGCTTACCAACAGCAGTTGTTGGAGGAGCAAGAGCAGCATCAATTGCAGCTTCTATAGCAGCAACACGATCAGCACCTAAAGAAGTCTTAACCCACCCAATGCAAGTGGCAGCATCTAAAGAATCGTAAGCTTTGAAGTCAGAAGGAAGACTAGAAGGCTTTGTGAAAGTCACTTCACCTGTTTGCCTTGTACCATCTTTCTCTGTGTTATCAGAGTCATCAATTGCTTTACAGCGATAGATAACTCTGGTGACGTAACCATCAGAGATCTCACGATCCATCGTGTTTACTTCCCAGACCTTGTTAATAGCCATTTTGAAAATCGTTTAAAAATAGTTTAACTGTTTTCAGGAGAAGGTTCTTCTGAATTAACTTCAGGAGTTTCTTCTGCAAACTGAATACCGCCTTTCAATTGAAGAATCTCGGCGGTTGTTTGGTTAAGGGCAGACTCTAATTGCGCTCTATATTTTGTCTTTTCTTCAAGAGCCTCTTTCCACTGAGTAAGTTTATCGGACATGTGTAATTAAGAAATACGTTCCAATAATACTAAGAGTATGGGCTAGTACCAAGTGTGGCTGTATCCCATTGTGCTTTTAGTTCATCAGTTGTAGTAGCCGACCCAATCGCAGTAGCGGCTGGAGCGTCCCTTAATGCTTGCTTTTTAGAAACAATGCTTGAGGTGTCAGCACCAGTTTCTTGTGCTTTTTGAAATTCAATATCAAGGTCAGAGAGTTTAGGTGTTCTTGCTTCTCTGATTTTTGCTTTGTGAATTTCTCTGGCTTTCGCCATGTTGATTCCGAATCCCATAATTAATTAAGGGGTGTAAGTCCAAGCATCCCTAAAGGTTCGATCTGTAGGAATATCATCAGCCGTTACAGTGTAAACGGTTTTGCCTTCAGGAACAGCACCATCTTTTATTTCATCAAGAGTGCAACTTTCATCAATCGGAATAACAATTGCAATTCGACCATCATCTTGTTCATAGATATATCTGGTCTTTAGTTCAGTTTCGTTAAGCATAATCAAGAAGATCCGAAAACGGTAAACATCATTAAAGCCCAATCAACATTGGTTGAGCCATCATTATGGTTTGTAAGTTCAAAATATCCTGTATTTATATTATCAATATTAGTCGGATAACAACGAGAACTTTCTGGAAGATCTCTTGATCCTGAAGCACAAACAATATAGTCAGCAGCTAAAGCCGTGGTAAATGTTACCCGTGTTTGGCCTGTTCCATAATCCGTATAAGACTGAATATTCCAGTTTCTTCTTGCGCCGTGATTCGTTTGGTTGAAATTACCGTAAGCTTTTGCTGTGTTCTTTGCAAAGACTGTATGCCATTGATAGCTTTCGTGACCAAGGTTGTAAGTATAATTTGATTCAGGATAATGATGTCCAGCAGAAACTACTTTGTCCGATTGAGTGTAGAACTTTTGTGAGTTGTCGTAGTAAAGAGAGACATGACTATTTTCTCTCGCATCAATTAAAGCTTCGGAACCACTAGCACTTTCAAGCTGAACTCTAGATCCACGCAGAGCTAATATTCCTGTCCCTACATCCGCAATAATAGAATTTCCTCCGTCATGATATAGCTCCAAATCATCATGAGATCCGAGTAGAATTTTTTTGTTATCTGCCAAGTCAACACTTTCACCAGATATTGCACCACCAACCCAAATACCAGTGCTTGACGTGGCTAGCTTCTGTGAGTTGTCATAATAGAGTTTTACGTCTCCGTCATCATTAAATTTAGCTGATGTTTCACCACCGCCTGCACCTAAAATTTGGAGTTGAGATGTTCTTATAAATAATGATTGAGCAGCAGCAGAATCAATGTAGTTATTACCACTATTATGATAGAGCTGCAGATCACTACCGTCACCAAGAATAAGTGTATCTAGATCACCTAGTTTTACATGGCTAGTAACTTCTAATATTCCATTAACCTTCGCACCACCAGTGGTGGTTTCGAGCATCTTGACATTGTTGTAATATAGAGAAACTGCACCGTCTACAATCGCATCTATTAATACTTCATCTCCAGCATAATTCTGGACAAGGAAAGAACCTGTTGTCCTTGTAATTAAAGATCCAGTACTATTAAAGACCCTAGAGTTTGTTCCATCATGATAGATTTGTATATCAGCACTGGCTCCGACTTTTAATATTGCATTATCAGCAGCAATATCTACATGACTTGTAGTTGCTAAAACACCATGAATTTGAGTACCCCAACTAGCTGTCTCTAGTTTCTTCGAGTTGTCATAATAGAGTTCTACGGTTCCATCTCTATCACATGTTATAAACGGATGTTCATTACCATAATCAGCTAAGTTTAAATGGTCTGCGGCAATAGATAAGACTCCAGAAGCATGTGAGTGATAGATAATACTTTTATTTGAAGATCCATTATGCTTGATCTGGAGATCATCTCCTGTACCAAATTTAACAATTACGTTATCTAATAAACTCAAATTACCCGTTAAAGTTCCACCTGTTAAATTTAATTTAGTGGATAAATCTATTGCACTCCACGCTCCATCACCTCTTAAATAATTAGAACTTGAAGCTGTACCTGATGTTGCTAATTTTGATAATGCAACAGCAGCAGAGTTGTTTATATCAGCATTAACAATTGCGCCATCTGCAATACCAGCCGAATTAACTTGTGTAAGTGTCATTGTTGTTAATTAGGTGAATGGTTTAGGCACTCTCAAGTGCAGCTACTTTTGTTTCTAATGTCTCTATCTTTGCTATTAATTGCTTTATGACTGACACATACATAGCATCAGTAGAACCAAGTTTAGAAGATAAAGCTTTTCCTTCACCTATTAATTCTTTATCTAATTGATTAACACTATCTGTTTCTTTAATCCAATAGTCGTCAATAGTTTTTACGTCTTGTGCTAAGAATCCACGTACATTTGTATCTTTAAGATGTTCATCTGGGTTTATCCAATCAAATGTTTTAGGTGTTAATTGTTTAAATTTAGCAAGATCATAGGTATAGTCGACAACATTTTTCTTAACACGACTGTCAGATATAGAACCTATACTTGTATCAGCACCAAGTAAGTCACCATCTGATTCAATACGGAATTGAGCTGATGATCCACCATTTGCAGAAAAACCTATTCCACTATGACCTCGGATTCCTAGCTCTCCTGCTAAAGAACCATTGAATAAGTTTCCAGAAGATTCAATTTGCCAAACATAAGAAGTGTAACTTGAAGTTTGGATAAGTAAACCATCAGAACCAGATGTATAAGAATGGATTTGAGCACTGGGGCTGGTAGTCCCTATTCCACACCTACCCCCACTTGTAATAGTCAATCTATGTGCATTACCACTACCAAGAAATAACCCTCCATTTTCGTGGTTTTGTATAACTAAATCAGTATCGCTTTGATGTATTTTGCTGCCATCTGAAGCTGATGTTCCACTTACGCCACTGGTAAGGTGAATGGTTGGACCTCTAGTCCCAGAAGTTGCAGAAGAATGTATATGTATCCCTGTATCTCCACCATATCCAACAATCGGACTCTGAATATTAACGCCTATAATTCCTGAATTTGATATGCGAAATCTTTCTGAACCGTTAGTCCCAAATCTAAGATTACCGTTTTCTTGGTTGTAAATATAAAAGTCAGGATTGTTATCTACACCTATAAAACCACCATTATCGGCGGCAGTTCCAGACGTACCAGTAGTTAATCTAATATGCGCTCTTTCTGTTGCAGTTGAGTCATGTATATGAAGAGTCCTTGCTCCTGAATCTTGTGGAACGGCAGTAGTACCTAAACCTAAATCTCCATTTGAGTCGAGGCGAAGTTTTTCACTACCACCTATGTAAACTTTAATATCCGATGAATTGGAAAGCTCAATATGAGCAGGGCCAGAAGCGTATTTAATAAGATTAAATTCATCAGTTGGTGATATTAGTTTTAATTGTGCCGTAGCATTACTACCCCAGTTGTTTTGAATGGTTGCAATAGTGTGTGAATTATGACTCTTTAAAACATTGAATGCTGAACCATCTATTTGAACCCCCGAACTCGTTGTCTCAAGCTTCTTAGAGTTGTCGTAATAGATTTCTACGTTCCCATCGTCATTACAAGCGATAAAAGTTTCATCCCTATTTGTATTTGTTAGCCTTAAACTATCAGCTTGAATAAAAAGATTACCTGTAGAAAGTGTATGTTCAATAAAACTATTTCCACCTAAATGATTAATTTGAATTTCAGCACTATCACCCAATCTTAATTTATTACTACTGCTTATATTTAATGTCCCCGTCATCGTTCCACCTGCCAAAGGTAAATAAGCCGATAGATCAACGCCAGCCCAAGTTAAGCCACCTGTATTCCCAGATTGAGCAGATAAGAAATATCCATTAGTTGGTGAGTTAGATACTTTTAAATTCGCTTCATCTACAACATTATCTGCAATAGTTAAAGCCGTAGCACCTGTTACTTCGCCTGAGTGAGTGGCGTTGGTGACTTTAGCGGTATTTGCTGCAATTGCTGAATTTATAGAGTTAGCTAATTTATCAGCCGTTACTGCATCATCAACAATTTTTGCTGTTGTTACTGTGTTATCACTAGGTTCGCCTATACCGCCTGATTCTTGATAAAGAATAAAATCAGGAGCCGCCGCTAAATTAGTTGCTGTTTTAAATCTCGACCCATCAACAATAAAACCAGTGATTCCACTTGTGGACGTACCAGAATTAGGTCGTTGAATTACACCGCCATAACTAACTAATAAAGTATTTGCTGCTGCTGGACTAACTGCTGTAGTTGTTCCAGAAGTAACAAGAGTAAAATCATTCCCTGGATAACTAGCCGATCCATCATTAGCAGCATTCCTAAGAGCTAAGTATTTAAAATCTGGGCCACCACCACCACCACTTACCTTTGCTACCGATCCATCATCTTTTTTAAAAAACAGTTCAGCCGTATCCGTTCTTATAACGGGTTCACCTACCACCATGTCAGAGGCAGATGGATCGCTGCCACTACCTCTTTTGAGCTTAACTGTCGTAGACATTAGTTATTCCTCAGATGGTTTAGTAAGTTCCACCATCAATATCAAAACCAGAAACAGATCCATTCTCAAGGAATGTAACTAGATCAGATAAAGCGACCTGAACCATTGTACCTGCATCATTAACGACTAAACGATCAGCAGCAGCCAAGGTTGTTGAAGTAGCTGACGTTCCACCATCACAACAAGTGTTCAATTCAGTCGTTGTTACGGTTGCTCCATCAAGGATTTCTATCTCTGTGGAAGTTAAAGCTGCTAAAGCAGAAGAACCTCCTGATTGACAAGAAGATAAGTTTGTTAAATCTGTGGCTGATGCTTGCGCTCCTAAACTTGCCCTTGCTGTCGCTCCTGATTCGATAACAAAGTTAGATCCATCACCAACAATAAACCCACTATCTGAAGGAGTTAGACCAGCTACATCTGCTAACTGTGCGTCATAAGCTTGAACATTAGTGCCAATTACAAGTCCTAAAGCTGTGCGAGCAGCACTAGCTGAAGTTGCTCCTGTTCCTCCATCTCCAATCGCAAGCGTTCCAGTGATTGAACTTGCGTCTAATTTGACCGCCAGTTCTCCTGACTCAATAACAACACCACCATTACTTTTAAGATCGGCAGACATTGTATTGCCTGATTTCTGAAGACCATCACCTGCTGAAATTTGCCCTGCACCTGAGAACTGAGCAAATGTAAGATTATTTGTTCCTACAACTGCTGAACCTTTATCAGAAGTACAGACGAAACCGTTTTCAGCGTTAGTTGTTCCTTTTTCTATAAAAGTAAATACTCCAGCAGCATCAACCCCTGTCGCTAAATCGTCTGTTCTTGTCCAACTGCCACCACTAACGACTTTATAAATACCGTTTTGAGACGCTGTTGATTGTCCTGCAACAAGTACTCGATCATCAGCAGATAATGAAACACCGTCTACAGACTGAGTTCCACTTAAAGTTAAATTTGAAGTAGAAACAACAACACAAGAATCTTTAATATCTAATCCTTGAGCAACTCCATCTACATATCCTTTATTTGCTGCGTCATTATCAGAAGTACAATCTGCAAGGTTTGTGATTTTCTGACTATTAGCAGAAACAGCAGCCGTTGGAGCTGCCATCTGATCAAGTCTATTTACTTGTACTCCTGTATCAAAATCAGATATTTTTGTATGCGCTATTGATGGTATGTCAGCAGCAACTAAAGCTCTATACGCAGCCGCCGCAGCCGATCCAGCAGTAGGGCCAGCAAGAATGTAGTTAGCTGTCTGGGTCGTTTCTTTGTCGAAATATTTACCTTTACCACCTACAGGAATAATGGATGTTGCCGATCCACCTGCACCACCAGTTCCTTTACCAAAGTAGAGAATCTCATTACCTTCCGAAAAAGCTAATTCTGCGTTTTCGAGACTGGTAGGTGCTGAACTTCCAGTGCTTCTTTTGATTCTTATAGTGTTAGCCACTAGAAGTTGCCTCCGTCTGTAATTGTGCTAGTAGTCCAAGATGCGTCAGCCTTAAGACTTGACGATGTACTGTCATAGTAAACGATAGATCTATTTACAGCATTATCCAAGTTAATTATGTCAGTAGCACTAGCACCTTGCGGCCCTTGAGTTGCAACCGTTATGACTGAACTATTGCTTTCATCAACAGTTACAGTGTTTTTATTAGTGGTGACGTTAACAGTAGTCATGCAGTGTATCCTTCATCCATATAAATAGTACCTTCTATCCAGTATTCTTTCAGCCCTGCACCGTTAGTTAATAACACATCATATTTATATTCATCAGCAGTAAATGTAGTTGTTTGAGTATCTGTAAGCGTCCAAGTCCATGTCCCATTCGCTGCACTTGTAATAGCACAAGTGGCATCAGCAGCTTTAGTCGTACGACCAGAATCCCAAATCTGACTTGCGATTGAATATCCTGAAAGATTTACTGCACTACCTCCCGAATCTTTCAACGTGACCGAGACACTGTGATCCGACCTTCGTTGGATCGTCATGTCATACGTTCCAGGTGCTATCGCCATAGGAATCTTTGCTTATCTTTTAAGTATATCAAGCTTATGCAGGTTTATTAGGCCAAGTCACTTCCTCTGGATTGGATAAAGTTGATGGTAAATCTCTAAGTGTTTGTCTATATTCCTTTCTCGCATCACTCATTGTCAGGTCTGAACTAGCCCACCAATCCGTTTCTGCTAAAAGTTTATTACGATTTTCTCTTAATAAAATCCATTTAGCATCGTGTCCATTACTGGAAATAATATTAGAAGTAAAAGTACAGTCCTCATAACTATCTCCTATTGATACTTCTCCTTCCGCAACAACAGCAATAGATCCTTCAGGTGGCGACCATAAAGTCATATCTCCATTCCATTCCACAACATTAATTACTTTTTTGTCTTCAATGATTGCGTAACGAGCCATAGGTCTAAAAGCCTTCTTCTCTATTTTAGATAATTGGAATCCAATACTAACCCGATCACATTCACTTCCTACACAATGCCAAAAATAAGGTTTAGTTCCTGTAGCTGTAAAACGTCTGATAGTAATTCCCTTATCGTCATAATCAGTAATAACTTTTCCATCTTTGTAATATCTAAAAAATGATTTCTCTTGTTCTGAAGCGTAAGTAATATAAATCCGATCAGTTGGATGATTGTGATTTGTATGCCAACTCATAAAACCAGTGTCGGGGTATAAAAAAGTCCCACTACAAGAAACATGTAAATCAGGAAATAAATCCTTTACAATCTTTTCTATTTCCTTTGCTGGTATATCTACTAACGCTTTAGAAAGATTATTTTTATTACTCTTTGGCACATCAAAATCTATAAGTGAAAGAAGTCTCTCTTCCGATACATTATTTTCCCAATCAGGTATATATTTAGCTTCCGAATTTGCTTTTATTTCTTCCAGATACGGTTCAATTATTTCCTTTATTTTCTGACTTATTTCTGGTGGAAATGAATTACGAATTACCACTGGAATACAATAATATAGCCTGCCCCACCTGCATTTCCTGTTGAACCACTTGAGTCAGGATGATGTTTCCCTGCTCCTCCATTTCCATAACTATTACCTGTAAATTCAGCAACATTTGTATTTGTATATCCCGTCACGTTGCCTGTTAGACCAGCAGTACCGTTCCACCCTATAAGATGATTGCTACATGATCCTGCTGAGCCACCTGCTGTACTGGCGTCTTGACCAGCATAATTAGAACCTCCTCCACCTCCAGCAGTACAAGTTGCACCCGAACCAGTAGGGTTAACAGAAGAAGAACCCCCAGAGTTTCCGTTGCTACTCGATGCTGCACCACCCGATCCTACTGTGATTGCAGCACTAGAACCTAATTCACTTGAGCTATAAAACTTGATCGCTGTTGCGCCTGAACCACCCTGACCTGAATAAGCAGGTCTATGGGGATTGTCATCGTTATTCGAGCGACCACCACCACTCGATCCTCCACCTCCAATAATAATAAATAGAAACCCAGACCTAGCTGCTTCGGGAGTAAAGGTTGTATTGCTGGAAAAAGTACTAACAGATGCGCCTAAAGAAGAAATAGCCCAACTTAAAGCACTACCATCTGTCGTCAAAGTCTTACCGCTATTCCCTGATTGGCTTGGTAATAAAGCCGCTATTCCTGCTGCTGCTGTTGTTGCACCTGTACCTCCATTAGCAACATCTGTTACTCCTAAAGACTTATAAAGAGTCGAACTTAGCGATCCAACCTCAATCCAAGATGTATTAGCAGCATTTCTTACTTTTAAAACTGCTGGACTAGAAGAAGTATCAAGCCACTGCATAAATGCAGCTTTTGTTGATGGCTCGCTATTCCCACTATTTAAGGTTTGAAGAGCTTCAAGGTTGTCATTAATATCAATCCTCGCCTGTGGAAAGGTGACATTTTCTAAACGTTCTGAATTAGCTCCTCCTGTTGGGTTTGCTTGTGGCATTAGATGGCCCTCCCGAATCCTGTCACGGTATACATAAATGCTGTATTCACATTACTCCCATTATTGAAGGTTGCGGTAAATCCTGTTCGGCTCAAATTAGAAATACTTACATGTAACGTAGTACTAGAAGAATTTGGAGTGATTTGCACTTGTGGTGTTTGATAAAACGGTTTTTCAAAAGTAACGTTATAAACCCCAGTAGAAGCTGAAGTGTTAGAAGCAACAGAAGCACTATCTGTTCTACCTAATAAATCTAAAGTCGAGCCAAGATCGCTAATTGTTACTTTTGCATCTGTGTTTGTTGAAGTAATAGAAGCTTTAATTTGCAATCCTCTCGCTCTTACAATTGCAGCTTCAAATTCTGCCCATTCTCCCCATGTAGGAGAAGAACTAGGATTGTCAGGTGTAGTTCTTACAAATAAATCTACATTCGCTTCATCAATAACATCTCCATCAAATTTCCCTGATGCTGCGTCAAATAAACCAGTCCTCGAATCCCAAGCTGCTCCTGTTGCAGCAATAGAATTACTAATAACCTCCTTTCTTAAAACAGCGTCATATTGAACACCAGAATGTCCAAAATCAAAAGTAGTTGCAAACGTATATTCTCCCTCTTCATCCCCATCAGCATAAAATGGATCATGGTATCCAGAAGATACATAAGGATTAGGAGTTAAAACTAAGTTGTTTCCTGTAATACCTAAACCACTATTGACTTTAGCACCACTAAAAGCTGTCTCTTCACTCCATGTCTTTACATTTAAACGTCTTGTTGAGGCAGGTAAAGTTGTGATAAATGAAGCAGGATTAATTGATTTATTGCCTAAATAATCTTGAGCTTTAACGAAATACGTTCCAGCTAATAGAGGAACTTGTTTCTGAGTCGAAGCACCTGAGACACCATCAACAATCTTGTTACTCGTTAACCAACTAGCACCTGAAGTTCTAGGGTCATGTCTGATGATAATTCGACCACCTAACTTAACATCTAACTGAGGGACTTCTTTCCAAGAAAGTACAGCTAATGTTTCCGAAATTGGAACCATTGATAAGTTTGTGATGTCATCTGGATTACCTTGAACACCTCTAACATCGTATTCACCAACAGCAGGTGTACTATAAAGAAGTCCACTAGAACTTAAGCTGGAGACTTGAACTGCGTAAACTCCAGTTTTGACATCCATTAAATCTATTGTGGTTCCGTTTATAACTTCTGTTGTGAAATTGTCGTCTTCATGTCTCCACTTAACTCTATAACGATCTACTCCATCTACTCCTGACCAATGGAATGTAACCTTTACAGCAATCTTACCGTTTAATTCATATTGAAGCTCTTTTGTTGTACTTCCATCGTAACGAGGAATATCTAAAACTTGAACGTTAGAAGGAGCAGCAGGAATAACATTTAAGTTTGTAGTATCTCTAGCCGTTAAAGCAATGTTTTGTTCTATATGATCGTATTTACTTGGATTATGATAAACAGCTTCAACCGTGTAAAGAAAATCATTTTCTTCTTTTATACTTAAAACTCTCCAATATGAAGTCTGTAAATCTGTACTCTCTATAATCCAAATACTATTGTTATCAGGAACCGCTTGAAAACTTGAAGAGATATTAATAAGACCAGTACCCTTTACATAATCTGTATTCCAATAATTGCCATCACAATAACCAGCGATACCTGTAATATTATGCCCGCCATCAAACGTTCCATCAGGCAGTACAACTCCTAATGTAGGAGATGTTGCAAGAGAAATATTTTCAATTTCTGCGCCACTATCTACTCCAACAGAATTAATTGTTGCAGATGTAATCCTTCCTGCCCTTCTAGTTCCAGCTTTAACAGGATCAGCAACAGAAATTAACTGCCCAGGCTTTAATAGTTGAGCCGTTACTAAACTAGAAGTGAAAGCAATTACTTCTCCATATTTCTCCTCATATAACAACCATTTTCCTAATCTATTAGCTTGCGCTCGACTGGTACAAGCAAAAGCAGTCACACTCTTTTTCACAACGCCCCTTTTTGCTATTTCACCTGCATCTTTAACAACTTCATACGCTCTATCTTTTAAAATTAAATCTAAATAAGCAACAACAACAACTGTAGGTTTTGTTTTTGAACTTTGATTGGTATAAGAAAAACCTTCTTCAGTTACATTGCTTTGGTTAAAGTTATAAACAGGATCAGAAGGTGAGTCTTGAGCAATCGTCAAACTTCCATCTTCCCAGAAACCTTGACTTCTCATAACTGAAAGAAGTTGATTAACTACGTTATACGCTTCATCCGTTGAACTAATCGTTGCATTACAACTAAATCTTGCTTCCTTGGTTGTTACCCCATCCAATGTATATTCAACTTCTTCATTTGCATATTTACTGGCACGGAAAAATGCCCATTTATCCAGTTGTGAGCTATCAAAATGATCCCCAAGTCCAAATCTTTCATTTAACATCAACGCATGTAACAGCCAAGAAGGACAGGAAGTCCAAGTTGCAGCTTGGAACGTTCCGTCCCATACAAAGTTAGTTGGATATATGATTCTTCCTGAATCACTGTCAACTGTAACTCCAGTTGGAATCTGTACTTTTAAGCCTTTAATGTCATATTTTCTACTAGGTATGGAACTAAACTGTTGGGCATCAAGCCTTACACCAATTAAGGCTGTATTAGGATAAGTTTGTGTGTCAAATTTAACGGTAGTAAATGCACTCCATGTAAAGGAATTAGATAGTAAAGAGTCACTACTGTCATCAGTTACTCTTGTAACTTTTATGGTGTAAATTGAATTGGGATTATCTTCTTTGTTTAACCTTATTTCGTACTGTCTGTTATAAGCATCACCTGTCCTTCCTCTTATAGTATCATCTATAACTTCATCATAAGCAGTGTCATTTCCTGTTGATATGTTTGTGTATTTAATTGCTATTTTCAACTGAACATGTGTACCTAAAGTATCTCCATTTTTGCTGTCTATTCTTTGAAGAACAGGAATAGTAATTTTAACTCTTACAGCATCAACAGTTGTATCCGATATTGTTCTTGTTACAGGAAATTCTTTAGTAACAGGAACATTAACAGCCGTTGCAGATAAGATTGCAGTTGAAGATTCTAAAGGAATATAATTTTGATTTGCTGTCCCTGTCCTTTCGTATAAATCTACGTCTTTAAAGTTATAAGTTCCATCTGAATTTTGTAAAGCAGTGTCATTGAAGAAAACAGATTTAAACCCATCTGCAAGACCTTCAATTGGCCCTTCTGCTATAACCTCAGTTATGTTTGCAAATTCTCTACTGTCTAAACTATCTCTAGCAGTACGTGGAGTTCTATCACTACCTTTATCACCTTTACCACCACCACCAGCACCAATAATTGTTGTAGTCATGTGTCCACCTGAACGGTATCAATACCTGCGCTGACAACAACGCTTCCTGTTATTGTACGTCCCAAAACAATAGGGACAGGAACACCAGCAGCGTTTGTATTGGTGATGCCACTGAAATTAAACGATTCTCTAGGGTCTTCAGTTTTCTCAGGTGTTTTAGGAGTAGGAGCAAGCATCGCTGCTATACCTCCAAACACTAATGCCGCCCCGATATAAGTAATTGCTTTCCATCCAAAAGCAGAGATACCTGATGCTTTCGTAAAACCAAGCGCACCTTTCGCAGCACCTCCGATTCCAAAACCTGCACCTCCTGTTGCAAAAGCTATTCCAACCATTGCTGCTCCTAAAAGTATCCTTCCCATATTCCCGCCAGCTCCAGCTATCACAGGTGTAATCAATATGTCTTCCTTCCCAATTGGATCTTTTAATTCATCAAGTCCTATTGATGTATCCCCTACACAGACAACGTATTCTCTTTCTGCCATGTGACGGTCTAATCCTGCAAAATTAGCCACTAACATCCTTACGCTTTCTGCAACATCAGCTATATCCGCAATAATTTCTTTCCTGCCTGTAAATTCAGCCAGTTCCCCATATAGCTTTACTGTTCTCATGCCTTAATTTCTTACCTGTACTTGATTGTAACCAATCCCCATAACAATCTCTACAACTCAGACGATTCTGAAGATGATGCAATACATTTCCATCCCCTAAATACACAGCACAATGGTTTAATCCAGACGATCCAATCGACATTAATAACAGATCACCCTTCATTAATTTCTCATCCTTTAGCAACCTAAACCCTGTTGCTTCATACGCTCCATCGAACATGGGAGCATTGATAAATTGCTCTGGATCGTCTGGTCTATCCCAATCTCTTAACTCTAATCCTTCCTGTTTGTACCAATCTCGTGCGAGAGTCCAGCAATCTTGTACTGCCCAAACCCATTGTCTCGATAATAAAGGTGAGATATAAACTCCAGAAGGATTGTATGTACTCCATTTCTCCATTCTAGGATTAACGATATACCACGGGATCTTTCCTTTACTAGCAGCAACTTTGTCTGCCTCAGACGGTTCTGGTGCGGATACAGGATGACTATGAACAATCGCTAGGATTTCTCCTCTCTCTTCTGCTCTTGCATAATCAATTGCAGCAATCTGAAACATCTGTTCAGGATATTTAGCAACGTTTTTACAAGGCCAATATTTTTTCTTTCCTTTAACTAACAACAAAAGGCCACAGGCTTCCTTCGGGTCAGCTTCTTTTGCTGCTTCTAACGCTGTATGTTTCCAGTTAATAACTGAACGTACCGACTCCAGGGAAGTCATCAGGCAATATCTGTCGTTTTGGCAATCTTACTCCAGCTAAATCAAATGCACTACACATTTCGTATGAAATAACATCTCTATTTTCCATTGATTTTCGGTCTATAAAATAAATATCTCTCGGTCTAAAATAACTTGTTGGATCGGCATCACTATTTGATCCACCAGTAAAATTAACAGCATCTAAATACTTAGATAGAGTACGAGTTCTAGTAACTTTACACCCCTCTAAAGTTATGGTATTACGAGGCAAAGCATTACCATCAGCATCAACATTTAATAAAGCCAATATTGTCGTAAACGTACCATTAAGATTCGCAACTGAGATGCTGGGTCTAGGTAATGTTCCTTTACCTGTTGCTTCATATCCTTCTGCTTTTAATGGTATTGCAGTATAAGTATTCCCTTGCCATACAATGTCGTTACCTAACTCATTTTTTGTATTAGTAAATCTATATGTCGTTGTCGAACCATGTTGGGCGGTATTTAATTCAAAATCAAATAACTCAACAATTGTTTTAGCATCAGATCCTTGCAAAGTTCTTTGCAAGTTAAATTCACCTTCGCCTTCTGCGTAGTCAGCGACCCAGTAATTAACAACGCAATACAGCATTGATTTATGCAGTTACAGCTTTAATAACAGCGAAACGAATAACAATTGCTTCACTCAATGATCCTGCTGAAATGTTAGTCACATTAATTGAAGCTGAACCTGCTGCTGCTTGTGCGTTTAAAGCATACTTTCCTGCTGTACCACCAGAAGCATGGTTTAAAACAACAACGTCAGTTGCCGCAATTGTTGAATTTGTAAGAGTAAAAGAAACAATGGCATCAGCCGCTAAAGCAGCTCCATTCATTGTGACTGTTCCACATTTTTTGTTAAGTGTAACCGTAGTCGATTTTGAACTAGCTTGAGTTACTGTTCCACCGTCACCAGTAATATAACCAGCTTTGTCAGTGTTTAAATTTGTGAAATTAGCATCAACTTCTGTATGAGTTAATGGTGAGCCTTTGCCAGCTCTAGTGACAATGGTACTCATGCTTCAAAGACCTGTCTAAATGTTGCACTTATAGTAGCTCGGTTTAGGTAAGGTATTGATTTTGTCCAACTAGCGCACACCCATTTATAAGAAGTCGTAGTGTCAGGAGGTGTCCAAGTAAAGCTTGCTCCATCTAAAGCTCTGTTATCTAAGAAAGCGGAAATTGTATCTGCATCGGTTTCACTGATATTTTGCCAACGCAAAGCCCATTGTTTTGGATTTTGGTTTAATCCTACGTTTACTCTGATTTCATACCCATCACCCATGCTACTAACACGGGTTTTAGGGTTATTTCTTTGGTTCGCTCCATACGAGGGAGCAGGACTTGTTGGAAATGTTGCCATTATCTATTTGCTAAAAGCCCTCCTGGTCGTTGCTGATTAGCAATTTCAGCTTGAACTGCTGCTGCCAGCATACTTCCAAGTTGTTCAGCTTGCCCTGCATCTCCTTCAACTGACGAACCAGAAGCATCTACATTAATAACTACATTTGATCCTCCCATTGCATGATTTGGAATGATATTACCGCTAGAACCTGGAACAAATAATTCTGGGCCTTTTTCTCCTACAAGGTAAGACGATCCTCCTTTAACTGGACCCCCTGCTGCTAGTGCGTCCTCTGCTGGATATAATTCTCCGAATTCATCAGACAGTGGATCTACATATATATTATTTAAAACAGATTCTTCTATACCTGTTTTAGAGGTAATTTTACTTCCCAATCCCAAGAAATTGCCAAATCCTGTTCCTCCAAACATGCCTGTCAAAGCGGAGTTGACTCCCATTTTTAACAACTGAGAAGCCATCATTCTAAATACATTTCTCGCTACATCTCCTAAACTCTTTGTCTTTAATATTGCTGCTTCTAGAGAATCTACGATGCCGTCTTTAATCGTTGCACCCATAGCTTTATAGGCTTCTCTTGTTCTCTTGACTTCATCGTATTGATCTCTTGTAGCGTGTAGCACTCTAACGGCGTATTCAATTTGTTTTAGCTTCTCTATACCCTGTTCAGCTACGGCAGCTCTTATATCAGCTTGGATAAGGGCTTCTTTATCTCCTAACTCTATTTTCTCTAATAGTGTGTCTCTATCTTCCTTCATCTTGTCTGTCCATGTTCCCCATTTAACAGCCATATCATCCAAAGCACCGTTCATGTTTTTCATTGCCGTCTCTATTTCATTTAATATTTTCTGTCCTCCTGGTAAATAAGCTATTAGCTCTACTGTTTTCTTGATTAACCATGCAACCGAACTAAGTATCACGTTCACACCTACAACTAACATTTGTACTAACTTAAGAATTGCAGCTAAAGCTGTTACAAACGGAGCCGCTAGTATTCCTATTGTTGTTCCTACTGCTGCTAACAAGCTGTCCCATACATTTGTGAGCATCGCTACGTTATTAGCTATATCTTTATTTGTTGTTCCGACTGACCCTGTTGTCTGAGATACCTTTCTTTCCAATAGTTTTTCAGCTTCTTTGAATTTACCTACCTTTTTCAATCTGTTTATTTGAAGTTCTAATTGAGCATTAACTCGTATGCCTGATTCTTCTAGTTTGTCGAGGTTAAGTGTTTGAGTTGCATTTCCTATGGCAACAACACGGCTATGTAGTAATTCGAGTTGAGTACCTAAAGCACTACCGATAATTTGGGTTCCGAAGCCACCCATTCCCATCATATTTCCTAGTAATGCACCTCCTACACCACCACCAACTGCGCCAACTCCCCCACCGAATAACATGGGGAAACCTGCTCCGAGCATCAAGCTTTCTGCCCCTTTAGAATCCAGCCTATTCATACCCATCTTCTTACCTGCAAGCCTAATTCTTGCTTCTCTCCTTCTATCTCTCCTTGCTCTATCTGTAAACATCTTGCCCAATTTCTTATCTATTCCTAGTTGTTTCCGCATCTCCTTATTTATCAACCTTTCTGTCTTAAGTTTTTCCTTACCTTGCTGAACTAACCTTCTATTCTTTCTCTCTATAGATTTCATAATTGTATCTCTTGCACTGGCAGTCTTAATACCTTTTCTATCTATTTCCCAGTCAGCAAAACCACTAGCAGCTCTAGATCTACGGCTTGCCCCTACATTTGCACTGATTCGACCACGCATACCTAACTTCTGCCTTAAATCATTACCCCTTGCCATTTGCGCTTCACCAAACCTGATTTTTTCAACCATTTTTGCGTAACCCCTACCACTCTCACCCCCCTCTATAGGGGTAACATCAATAGTCCTTTTACTAGCATCAATAGGAAAAAGAGAGTCAATAGGATTAAATTTGACACCCCCTAAACCCATTAATGCCTTAGACGTTATACGTGCTTGTCCAGTTATCCTGTTCAGTGCCGCTTCTACAGGGTTAAAGTCTAGAGCTAGTTTTCTTACAGGTCGAGATATTTTTTCAGCAACACGTCCAAACCACATTGCTGCTGTGGTTGCCTTTTTAAAATCTATACCTAGAGCAATTAAAGCCGCAGTTATTACTCCCGAAACCACAGGATGATGACTGTACGCATCTCTAAGTACATTTGTAGCTATAGTTAGTCCGTTTGTTTTCTGCTCGACAAGTCCTAAGAAATTTGCAAATTTTGGTGAAAGACTTATAGCTTTATTTACTGATACATTTACCGCCCTTATAGCTGCTACATAAGCAGTTAGACCAGCTCCTCCAGCAATCCCAACAGTACCAGCCACACGACCTACTGCTCTTTCTACAGACATCCCTACTCTTCTTACTCTTCCTGGTTGCTTAGTTGCTCCTGGCTCAATTAATTCCTTAGCGGCTGGAAGAGCTTTCTGCTTTTGGGCACGTTCCAGTTCTTTATTGTACTTATTTAGTGCAGCCGTAGCTTTATCTATACCCGAAGCTACCTTGTCTGCATCAGCAGCTATTTTACTAAACCCTTTTTGATGTATCTTCTCTAAAACAGTCTCTATCCTTTTTAAACTGGTGACTATCTGATTTGTTGCACGTTTTATCGCCTGGTCTTCGACCTTAAATACAATCGTCCTGGTATAGTCAGCAGCCACTCCTATTTAATCCAAGGAACTTCGCTTAGTTTACCTTGTTTGTTGTCTAGTAGCAGCAGCTCGGTGAACTTTATCTCTATCTTTTTCTTCTTCGTCTGCTTTTAATGAGAAATATGCGGACCAACCAATTACTTCTTCTATCGTTAATTCGTTTGTTAATTGAGAAACAGTCATCCCTAACTCTTTAGCTAGGGAGAACATAAAGTACCAAAGTTTATTCGCTTTTTAGATCCGCTTTAGCGTCTTCGACCTCCTTATCTGTTCCAGATTCAAGCATCGCTAACTGGATTTCTTGCAGAACAGCAGCTTCAACTTCTCTGCGAAGAGTTGCTCTATCTCCATCAGCAAATAATCTTTTACCTTTAGCATCTAAGGCTTTTTGAATCATTAGGGACAATGCAAAAGCGTTTGCATCATCATTACCTGTCTTCTTCTGGATGGATTCTCTTTCTGCAATAGTTAAGGGGTTCCAGTATATTTCAAGAACTACTTCTCCGTCCTTTACTACTTTGTGCTGATAGAGTTGGCTAACTCCGAAGCTGCCCTTTAGTAGTTCTATAGCTCTGGTCATAAATAGTGTAGTTGCTAGATTATTACTATACTAGGTACTTGCTGAAAACTGACAAGATATTACACCTAAGAAATGTGATTCCTGATCATTGTCTATAGGACCAGGGCCAACAACATCTAATGTGCGTGGTTTACAGGAATACACATCAGCATAAGTTGATTCATTCACAGCCGTCATTCCTGTTATGACTGATTCGCTTATTGCTGCCATTCTTGATGTTCCTTTACCTTTTGGAACGTAAACATCACATTGAACGAAGCCAGAATAAAAAGCTGTAGCAGCACCTTGGTTTTGTTTTGTTGCTTGTCCAAAATTGACTGAAACTACGACATACTCCAATGATTTACTCGGAGTTGTGAAAGCCACGTTGTCATAGACAACTTTTACACTGGGTTTGACCGCTAAAATCTCATCTGTGATGGATTTCTCTAAGGCGGCTCTGACTTTAACTAAGGTCATAATTTAGTGTAGCTGATACGTCTGTCAGTGCTATTCGGTATTGCTGTAGACGATCCACCGAGTCTAATATCTGGTCCCTTATCGGAGAAAAACCTCTCTATCTTGGTTGTCATAGAGTCACCCCCTACACCACCACCTTGTAAGTAAGCGTTTATCTTAGATTTTTTAGATACAACTGCGTAAGGAGCATACTTTGTTGTATTACCTATAAATACAGTTTTTTCCCGACTAAAAATATTGGGAACAGGGTGTCTTTGTTTAATTAAAGGTCTGTAACCAGGGAGCAGCTTTGCGTCTCTATTATGCCTGTATTTTATCTTTTCCCACTCAGTTCCCTTTGGTGTGTCTGTTCTAGCAATTCTATTAATATCAGCTTTCCAGCTAGAAGCAAAAAACCCCGTTAATACTGGACTTACGCCCTTTTTTGCGTAGCTGGTTGTTAGATCTGCAACTACAGCTTTAACGAATCCGTTTAATTGAAAATCTATTGTTTCTCCAAACTCTTCTCGTATTGCCTTTCCGAACTCATCGGCTTTCATCTCTGTGTAAGATCGCTGGTTAGCCCTTCTAGATTTTGCTGCTCTTCTAGCCATTAGAACCTCACCATTACTGTGTATAAATAAACCTGACCACCTCTTTTTGTGTCTATATCTACGATTTGAGCTGTTTGGTTTGCGCCCGCATAAGTCAATGTCACTTCATCTTCAAACGTAGGTTGGTGATCTCCTATTAAGTTGGGTGTTATGTATAACTTTGCGCTTCTTGATTCTCTACCACCATCCTCTTCTGATTTTATAAACTCAACAGGTACTTTTATATCGGAATAGGTGGTAGTTGCAGTTAATTGCTTACCTGCGGCTACGTTATAGCTACCTTTTGAGATAGCGGAATATGTGATTGTGGTATCTAAGGCTGTTCCAAGATCAGATACGACCTGCTTGGCGATTGCTTTAAATGCTGTGTCTAATGCTCCTGCCATAATTAACCTCTAACTACTCGAACTTGGTAACTACCAGAACCACCAAGACAATAAGCACCTAAGTAACTCTGTAACCAAGGATAAACGTCAAATACATTGTTAATCGTTCCAACACCCTGACTATCAGTGTTGTATTTAACTTCTAAATCTCCTAGTTTTACTTCTTCATAAGTTCCGTCAGTACCTTTATTACCAGTCATCGCATCAGTTTCATTCGCTAATGCTACTGCTAATTCATATTGTGCATATTTAATACTTGCAGGAGTCGCAGTACAAGCAAGTTCTACATTATCAACTTCATAGTTATTTCTAGGCCATTTTAATGCTTGCCCGTCATCACAACGATCACCATAGAAATTAAGACTATCAATCCATCTCGTAGCAGATATTAATGCTCGATTCTTTTGATCATCGGTCTTATTATCCCAAGTCGTTGAATCTGGGACGGTTTCAAAATAAGTGTTTGCTTCAGCTAAAGTCACATAGCTATTAGCTGTTGCAGACTTCAACGTGGCAATTATTGTTGCAGCCACAATCCTTAAAATACATTTCCTCTATATTGTAGCGTCATAAAAAACCCCCACCAAATAAATGGTGAGGGTTTATCTCATTCCCTAGTGATTCAACTATAAATCAAGAGATATTAGTTGTATCGAGAGGTGTGTTAACTGTGATCTGAACAGCAGGGATCAAATCAACGTTATAAGTAGCAGTCCACTTATTAGCAGTCGCTAAGTTTGCATTGGTTGGGTTGTCTCCAGCATCTACCCACTTAGTACCCATTACATGATACGCAGTGTGATAGTCAACAGAAAGTACATTCTGCTTAGACAAGATGTTGCGATCAGCTTCAATTCTTAGATCTTGCTGAACACCTTCCATGATGGTTCCTGCTTTCAATAGATAGCAGTAGTACTCAGTCTGATGACCACTAGAACCAGGAGCAACAGTGTTAACAGCTTCGTCAACGATGACTTTACAGCCAGCAAATTGACCAACTTCTTTAGCACCGATGCCAACGCCACCGCCACCCCACTGGATGCCTGTTCCAGTTGAAAGTGCAGTTGTTGAGAATGTCAACATTCCTACCTGATATAGGTAGTAAGCAACTGCTGGATGAACAACCAATAGATCTGGCTCTTCACCACGCTCTCCCAACTTGTTGCGAGCTTTAGCAATAGTAGAAGCTGTCAAGAAGTTTGCTTCAGCAGCACCAGTACCAGCTTTTGCAACGTCAAGTGCGTTACCTGCAAGAGCAGTACCGAATAAACCAGCAAGTTGTGAGAACAAACGAGCGTTGTTCAACTTGTTGATTGCATCAGCTAACTGATTACGGATAGCCAACATTGGATCTTCGCCAGCAGCCAAGATTGCAATGTC